TACACCCTCTTTATTAAATTAAAATTAGGTGCGTTCCTTCAGCTTATGCTTACTACCGTCTTGTATAGTTTTACAAGATGAACGTATATTACTATTTATATGTTTTTATTGATGCCATCCTAGATCTTCTATTTTTTCACTATTGCAATTCGGACACTGCCATTCGCCATCTTCATCTGGTAACACTAAATCTGGTGGTGTACCTTTCCATGTGCAATCATAACAATACCAGTTCCACTCTTTCATATAACTATTTATGTAAGCATTAGGCTAAAAAAAAAGGGTGCCGATTAAAGCACCCTTTTAAGATAGTAACTCTACTTTAGAAGTAGAAAGTAACCTTACATTATATTCGTTACCTTCGTTCTTCTGTAATAAACGTTTTGATCACCAGCTGCAGGTGACGTTAAGTCAATTGCACCTAGACCGTTAGAAGTTGCGAAAGGATTTGCAACCATACCGTACCTGGTTTTGAACCCAATTTTCGGTTGGAAGCTATCTTGACCAACTGCACGTACCATTTGTAATGGAACGTAAGGACAATAGAAAATACCACTGTCGTATGGTGAAGCACCTTTGTAACCTACAACGTAGAATTGTGATGCAGAAACGTTAGCACTGTATGGATCAATGTAAACTCTAAATTTACCATTTAATACACCAGCGAAAGTGTTTCCTGTATCATCAACGTTTAGATTAGTAGCAAGAGCAGGAGCGTAATCTAATACACCACTCATTTGAAGTGCCGAAGCAACATCAGCTGAACAGATAATTATATTACCTTTTCCTCTTCTTGTTTGTTGACCAATTGCATTAGCATCTCTCTCTAATTGAAATAATAGTCCTTTGAATTTCTCAACTGACCATCTACCATTAGAGTCTGTGTCTAAGTCAAATATACCAGCAGTAGTAACATTAACTTGAGCACCAGCTTTTGCAGTAGTGTAGATTGTTCTAACAACTTCTCTATTGATTTCCGCAAGGATTTCAGAAGAAAGAATGTTAGCAAGTTCTGTTTCAGCATCTAAACCATGGATTGCTTTTAAGTCTTGAGCAAGTTCCATAGTGTATTCTGCTTTAAGAGCTCTTGATTTTGCAGTAACCGTAACTTTATCGATTGAGAAAGCCATTTCAGCAAACTCGTCAGTACCATCGCCAAGCGTTTCTGCTTGAGCAGTAGTCATACCATCACCAGTAGTGTAAGCACCAGCAGCAGGACTATCGTTTAAAGTTGCAGGGTTAGTACCAGCTTGTGCAGATGTAGAACCTGAACCGCCAGCAGCATCTCTTGATGAGAAGTCTGAATCAGCTTCGTCAAATAATGCTTCAGCACCAGCTTGTGTACCAAATCTGGATTTCATAGCGAAGATAAGACCAGTTGGTCCAGTCATCGGTTGAACACCACAGATGTCATAAGCAATAAGATTAGGCATTGCTCTTCGAACAAGTGATATTAAAACAGGATCCCAATTGTCAATTGAAGCACTAGTTGCGTTAGCCGGTGCAGCCTCTGACATAAATGATCTGTCTTCTCTAACTGCTTTTTCTTGGTTTTCCAAGATAACAGTTGTTACAGCTCTTTTGTATGCGTCACCGATTTTTGGTAAATCAGGATGCTCCAATACTGGCTGCCATTTGTTTTGTAATGTTTCAGTAAGATACATTTTTATCTCTCCTAGTTATTAATTAATTAAATCTTTACAGATTTAAGGTTTTTAGTAATAGCGGCTGTATATGCAGCCATAGCATCGGTACTGCTCTCAATTGGAGCGTTAGCCGCAACTGCGTCAACCTCATCTGCTTTTGATGTAGCTTCAGCAATTCTTGTTTTAGGGAAGTAAGATTCTTTAATCGTTTCTAACTTTTCCTTAAACTTTTCTGCACTATCGTACTCAACATTTTCGGCCATTGAATTAAATTTCTCTTTTTCTGTATCAGCTAAATCGCTTGACACTTCGTCAATTATTTTAACTTTCTCAGCTTCAGATACTTTTTTGCTTAACACAACATTTTTTTCAAATTGTTCGTTAAGTTTTTCTTCAAGTTTTTTTGCTTGATTTGTTAAGTCATCAAGTACATTGTATTTTTCTTCAGGAACATCAATATAATGTTCTTTGAATAAATCTTTAAGACCAGTAATGAAGTCTTCAGCAATCTCAGTTCTTATTCCTCTTTCAACTGCTAATTCATTTTCTTTCATCCATTCTTCAACAACATAGTTTAGGTATGAATCAACTTTTTCGACCATAGCTTCTTTTACTGTTTCAGTTTCTTTTGAAAGTTTTTCTTCGTACTTCGCCTCAAGGATTTTAGTTTGTTCTTGGATTCTTGTTTTAACAGCAGTTTCAAATATTGTCGCAGCTTTTTCTTTAAATTCTTCAGATAAGTCAGCGTCACTTGAAACTAATGCCTTAACGTCAGCAGTTAAATCTATTTCTAAATTGTCAGTAGTTTCTTCAGTTTTAACTTTAACTTCTTTTTCTACTTCTTCTTCTTTAACAGATGTGCCAGATTTACTATCTTTTGATAATGAACCATCTTTGGCATTTTTTAGTGCTGGATCCGATGTGTTTTGTTTCGCTTTTGAAACGGTAGCACTATCAGTTGGTTTTACAACTGCCGCACCCATATCAACTGCGTCATTTTTAAGGTGAGTAGGTTCAGCAGGAGCAGCATTTGCTACAGCAGCATTTACTTTTTCTTCTACTTTTTCTACATCATTTTTAATGTCAGACATTCGGTCTCTCCTTGATTATTATATTAATAAAAATTTATAAATTTTTAATGTTACTATTATTTATACAATCTACCTTTTTTATACCATTCGCAAATAAGTTATTCCGCGTAGGTTATTTCATTTTAGATAAAAAGTCGTTAAAAATAGAGGCTTTCTTTTCTGCCAAATCGGCACGTTTAGTATTCTCTATTTGTTTTTTGTATTGTTCAACTTCAATACTTTTCAGCATTCCGTTGTCCCATATCCATTCTTTGCCTTCCATTATGCCTTCAACGAAAGCATCTGGAGCGCTAGGATCTGCAACTATATCAGCCGCAGTAGCAAGGTAAAAATCTCTTCCAACTGTACCGTTAGATATTGATCCCATACCTCTTGATGACACACCTAATTGAGCACCTTCGTCAATTAAATTCTTAACGATTTTACCGTAAGGAGTATCCATGATTTTGGCTTCACCTATAAAGTTTCTACCTTCTGGTTTTAAACTTGTAATCATGTGTGAAACTCTTTCTAAGTTAACTGTTGGTCCATCTGGATGTCCTAGTTCACCGAAAGCACGTTTCTTGGTTATGAATTGTTCGTTATATCTTTTAACTTCTTTAGCAAGAGTTTCAACAGGATAAGTACGACCGTTACGGTTCTTAATATCCGCTTGCATAAAAATACCTCGTATCTTGTATTGTTTAACACCAGAAGCATTTGCTTCTGTTAATACTTCGATATCTTCTATTGTTTCTGTTATTAACTTCATGTTATCTCTCCGCCTTGTTTTTATTGTAAACTTTATCTACAATTCCTTGTTTAACTTCTTCTTGTTTAACTTTATACTTTTCAGCAAATGCCATCTTAAATTTTTCTGCAAGTTCACTTTTACTTTTAGTACCTACAATTCTTTCTAATATCTGTCTTGTGTTATCTTTACTCATATTATCTTATCTCAATAATGATAGTATAGTTATCTCCTGCAACAAATCCTTTTGTTGAAAGTAATACATCGCCAGCAGGACTTGTACTTGCTGTTAATGTTGCATTGTTAGGAATACTATTACCTGAAGTATAGTAATCGTGATATCCTCTTCCAGAAAAGAAACCTATTGTTGCGTCAGCAGCACTTGTTCCGCTACCTGCCCATAATAATTCTATACCAGATTTACCATTGGTCGTATTAACTGCCCACCAAATCTTTGCAATACTTTTGGTAGCATCTTCGGTCATAAAAGTTAAAGCACTAGAATCCATTTTTGTTACTAGTGTCTCACCTGATCCATCACTCATATTAGTAAACTTCATCACGGTTTTTGTTCCAGATGTATCTACTATCGTTTGACTTGTTACTACATCAGCCATTAAGCAGTTCTCCTAAATTCAGTTACTAACAAATAACTAATTACATTTGAATCAGTTGTTAATAATACTTGTTTATCATTACCAAATTTTAATTGATCGGGTCTTAAGCCATACTTACCCTTACCAGTTAAAATCAAATCGTTTTCTTCACTAGAGGTACTTAATGTTAATGTGCCAGTACCTTCTATTAAATAATAACATTCTATTAAACTCACTAATGATTTATCATTACCACCTGCAAGTTTTTCAGCACTGCCTGTAATCATCTCTTGGTCTATTTCATTTCCAATACCTTTTGATTTAACAATGTATTTAGAAATAGAATTTACAACTGATGTATTACTAATTGCCATAAAGATTAAGCAGTAAATGTTTCGTCTTTTCTAAATTCTAAAATACAGTATCCAGATGTTCCTCTTGTCTGACCATTGATGTCAGCTGAAGTGACAGTAGTGTTTACTGCACTACCTAAAACTTTACCAGCAGTACCGTCATAGTGACCTGTACCAGCAAGTTGTAATGCAACTACATTATCAGAAGCACCTATAAATTTTACGATTAGATCACCTGTATTTGCAGCAGCTGTACCTTGTGTAAGTGCCCACCATGCTCTTGTTAAATGCAACTTAGCACCGTTAGCAAAACCAGATAGAGCATCTCCGTTTAAAATAAGATTATCAGCAGTATCATTATCAAATATTGCTTTAACGGTTACAAGACCGCCATTAGCACCATCTGAAACTACTGTATCTTTTACTGTTGTTGTTACGAATGACATTTATTTTTCCTTTTTTTATTAGTTTAATATCTCATTGTCAAAATAATCTTCTATTGAAGACACTTTAATATTTCTTTTTTTTGCCACTTGTTTGATAATACCATCAATCTTACTTATGATGTCCCCCTTAGTATTACCTAACATAGCAAATATATCTTTTACGGCCTTTTTTTCAACAGGAGATAATTTCTTAAACTCCGCAGTTTCTTTAGGACCGTCTTCTTTTCGTTCTGTTAGTTTATTTTTAAACTTCTGGAACGACAGGTTGTTCAACATCTTCTCCACCTTGATCTATTTCTACTGGTTCTTGTGTAACAGGTTCAGCAGGTTCTTGTCCTGGTGTAACTACTCCACTAACATTATCTAACTGTGCAGCGTCTTTTGTTGCTTCTAATTCAGTACCAGCATTCAACCAGCCAGTAGCAACTGATTGTCTTTTGTCGTCAAGTGCTTGTCCTATTTTATCAGCTAAAGCATTTTTAAATACGTCTTGAGCTTTAACGTTATCACCACTTGCAAGTGAATTAACCATATTCTTTATATCATCATTTGGCATAATTATTCATCTCCTATATTATTTATATCAGCATTATCAGTATCATCATCATTTCCTGTCATATTTTGTCCTTCAGGAGAAGCAATAACACCTTGTTTTATCTCATTAGCAATTTGATTATCAATTTCAATGATATCTTCATCACTTTGTTTTAATACTTTTTTTCTTATAAAGTCTATCGAGTAGTATTTTCCAATATATGGACTTACTTCTTGTGCTAAACTTAATCGTTCTCTTAGTATTTCTGCTTCTTTTAGTTCAGCAAAATATCCATCTTTTAAATAATCATACTGTATATGATGATGAATTTTTTGCCAATCTTCAATTGCAATAATACCTTTTAATATTAACTGTGATTTCAATACATCACTAAAGACTGCTGTAAATCTTTTTCTCAGTCTTTGAATGAATTTAGTAAACTTCAATTCATCTCTAGTAATCTCAGCAGCCTTACCAAGATTGAAACCTGCTTCTGATTCCATTCTTGAAATTGGTACATTCAATGCCTTGTAAAGTTTCTTTTGAAAGTACTGAACATCTGTAATCTCACCTAGATTTTGTCCACCAGGTAATGTAGATACTTCAGTTCCTTTTGCACCCTCTCTACGAGGTAACCAAAAGTCTTCAAGCATTG